TTCTGCGTGAGGCTCGTGGCAGCAAGTCCTTTGAAGACATTGCGTTCAAGGCCGAAGAGCTTTCAGGTGGATTGCCAAAGGGACGCGAGACTACGTTTGAAACTGATCGACTAGCTAAGCTTGACTTCATTATTAGCCAGATTGATATTCTTGCGGAGACCCCGAGCTCGTGGACATCAAAGGAAATCTTTGACCAGTCAATGAACGCACTTCGCGAGAACATGACAGAAACAGACTTTAGGAACATGATCGGATCTTCAATTGACGGCGGAGCAGGCGACATCATTTCTGCGGCTCCGTCTTCACGGTGGAACCTTTCAAAGAGGTTCAGCCGACTTATTGCAATGTGGGACTCACCAGAGCGAGACATCATGTTCGCTGACGCGAGTAGACGATGGACCGCAATTTCTGGGAAGCAGCAATACACGAACTTTGCTGAAGGATCTGGCGGGGCATATCCAGTAGAGGCAACAATTACAGAAGCAGAGAAGATGGCTGGGACTGACTTTAGCCAGCCTGAGTCTAAAGCGGCAAAGAAGCCAGCAAAGTACGTCCCAGTTGACTTGGTAAGAATTAGAGATGAGAACGGTAAGCCTCAGCTTGTTTCTGCCGCCTCAGATGAAGCGCGCAAGTACTACCTGGAGAACGGGGAGGTTTTGGCTACCGGAAGAAATCCTGAGCTGTACAGCAAAGACACACTGGTGTCAAAGGCTACAGACGTTACGGCAAAGTACCCAACAATTTTTGCTGGCGATCGATCTCAGGCCATTGATGATCTTCTGGTAGCCACAGACGAGATCGCCCGCCTGGCATATCGCTTTGCATATGCCCTAGGGTACGGTACAGACCTTAAGCCTCTTGGAACAGAGGGCGTAGATGTTAGGACCATGCAGGCAATTGCGGCAACAGTTTCTTCTCTAATTGACGAAGAACATTTTAGATTTGCCGAAACGTTTAAAGCCCCAACATCACTTACGCAGACCAGCTACGAGCAGCCGATTATCCCTAATTTCCGAAGTCAGGCCGAGGCGCATCTACGTGTCTTGGAGACCCTACAAAAGCAGCTTGACCTTCGGGAGGTTGTTGACCCAGAGACAGGCATGGTACTTGAAGAGAAGCCAGCTAATGTTGCAGAGCCAGTTGAAGTAAAGAGTTTCCAAAGGCAGCAGCTAGAGGCTAGAATTGCACAGATTGAAGAAGCAGCTGGTGGGGTAAAGAACCCAACGGAGCTTGCCCTTCTTAAGCGACAATACGAAGCACTGCTGCGCGGAGAACGCGTCCCTGGATACGAAAACATTTTGCAGGACGTTTCGACTGTAACTGTGAAGGCCGAGAGCGCACCAGAAGTTACCGCCAAGCTTGGGATGGGCATTAAGGGTGATCCTCTTGAGGAAATTGCTAGCAGGCTTGCTGCTACAATGATTGGCGACGAAGACCCTGCGGTGCTGAGAAATGTTCTTAGCAAAAGCAAGCTCCTCGACTTGTTTAACGAAGGTCCTGAGGCAGCTGCAGCAGCAATTATTAAGCGCGCATGGGTTCTTTACGGAGAGAACGCGACTCCTGACCTAATGCGCGAGCTTTCATTTAATTACGACGGACGAGAGTATTACGGCACGATGGGTGTTGGACCTGACGGCAGGCCGATCATGGCTGTTCAGCCAGTCAAGTCTGTAGAGAGTACTCTTCCAAAAGATAACGTTCTTGGAGATGGCGGCCGATCAACAAATGAAGACACCGCAGCTAGGAAGGCGCAAATCGCGCAAGCCGAGACTGATCTCATTGGTATGCCTAGAAATACTGCAAGCTCAGATAGGACATCACAACTTACGTTTACTGGCGTAATCGACGAAAATGTTCGCAGCTTGCGAGCTGAAGACAACAAGAGAATGGTTGTTATCCGCAGGAAGCAGCAGTGGAACGCTATTTCAGAAACCGTTGCGCAGCTATTCTCTGAGACCGATAAGGGTAAACTAGACGCTACGGTAAAAGTATTTGTCAACGACCTTCTGTCTGGTTACGTTAAGCCAGATGGTACTCCAGTGACTTATGAAGACGTTATCGCAAAGCTTGACTACGCAGAGCTCGTCAAGTCAGGACCATACAGCATTGCTCATCGCCTATTTGATCACGGCATCAATGGCAACTTTAAAGACATTGAGAAGTTTGTTCGGTACACACAGGACACCAGAGAGCGCGGAGAGACAGTTGCGCTGGGCGGTCGGTACGCCAGAGACCTTGGCGTTGACCCAGAGACGGGCCGAATAATTGTTGGTGGCGCAGATATCCCAGAAGGCGAGATGGACGTTCGCACACAGAGCGAACTAAACACAGAGCGATCAACTCTCGGCGCTGAGCTGCGAACAGGAAGGCTTCCAGAGGATGGCGGATTCCATCCTGAGGTTGGCTCACCAGATCACAACGCGATGATGGCGTATGAGCAAGGAAAGATGTACGGCGGCTTGGGAATGCCGTGGACCAAGGCTCTAAGCGACCTAGGTCGGCCACTGCGTGAGGCGCCAGGATCAATGAAGGCATTCCATGGTCGTGGTGGATTCGGCGCTGGATTTGCGGCCGATGCTGCCTACATGGCGTGGAAGGGTTACCTTGACCCAACGTCTCTGGCGGTATCTGCTGGATTCAACTCCATTAACTTCTTGCCAGCAAAATATGCCCCTAAGGTTGGCCTCATTGGGGCAGCTGCGAACCTTGGACTAAATGCCGTAACCGGCGGAGACATGGGCCGAGCGGCGATGATGACCATCGGCGGCCTACTAGGCGGGGCAGTGGGCGCGTTCGGCGGAGGGTTTGGCGCAATCGGAGGCTCATTCGCTGGCTCTGAGATTGCAGACTATATTTGGTCTGACGTGTTTGGCAACAAGAACAAGATGCAGAATCAGCCAATCCCAAGCTTGAACCCAACGTCTAAGAACACGATTAAGATTTCACCACGGGTCTCACCGTAAGGAGCAGACATGGCATACGTAGGATTTGAAAAGCTAACCAAAGAGCTAACTAAGAAGGGGGCAAAGGACCCTCGAGCGCTAGCGGCAGCTATCGGCCGCAAGAAGTATGGTAAGGCGAAGTTCCAGAAGGCTGCCGCAGCTGGCAAGTCTCTCCGGGGCGCACGTCCGAAAGGGAAGTAAATGGCAGCACCAGTCTATAACACGACGATTGAAAGGGGCAGTACATTCCAGCTTACTGTGACGTACAAGGACGCCTCTGGAGACGTGGTGAACTTGACTGGCTGGACGTACCGCATGCAAGTGCGGGAGTCGCAGGAAGCTTTGACGGCTATCTTGACGTCTGAGGGCGGGAGCGCAACAATCGCTATTGACTCAACCAACGCAGCGACTGGCGTGCTAGTCTTCAGCGTTACGCCGACCAACACGACCGCGATTGCTCCTTCAACTCTTACGACGGCATACTACGACATTGAGATCCAGAAGACTTCTACCGGTGAGGTGCGCCGCATCCTACAGGGGAAGCTAAACATTAGCCCGGAGATTACCCACGCGTGAGTGACCAGGTAGAAGTCCAGCAGACGCTTAATGAGGTTACGACCTCTGAGATCGTCCACACCGTTGAGGTGCTGGATGCTGCTACTATTGTCGGTCCTACTGGCGCAACTGGAGCCACTGGCCCTACTGGCGCTACTGGCGCAACCGGTCCTGCTGGGCCGACTGGCGCCACTGGCGCAACTGGACCAACTGGCGCAACTGGCGCGACTGGGCCGAAGGGAGACACTGGAGCAACTGGACCAACTGGGGCTACAGGGGCCACTGGGCCGACAGGCCCGAAAGGAGACACAGGTGACACAGGACCGCAAGGAGCAACGGGTGCCACTGGAGCTACGGGCGCAACTGGCCCTCAGGGCCCTAAAGGTGATACTGGAGATACTGGCCCTCAGGGCGCTACTGGTGCTACTGGCGCTACTGGGGCGACAGGCGCCACGGGTCCGCAAGGCCTTAAAGGCGATACCGGCGACACTGGTCCTGCAGGACCTACTGGCGCTACTGGAGCTACGGGCCCTAAGGGCGACACGGGGGATACTGGTCCGGCGGGGCCGACTGGTGCAACGGGCGCTACTGGAGCCACTGGTCCTGCGGGTCCGACTGGCCCGACAGGCGCTACTGGCGCTACTGGTCCTGGAGTAGCCTCTGGCGGTACAGCAGGGCAGGTACTGACTAAGAACAGCAGCACTGACTACGATACCTACTGGGCGGCTGCCGGGGCTGCGTCGTACACAGAAGTCGTCAAGCAGTACGTTAAGAACGATGGCACCGCCAAGTCGAAGGGCGACGTGGTCTACATTTCGAGCTCTGACGGCACAAACCCTATCGTCTCGTACGCAGATGCAGACACCGAAGCCACGTCAAGCAAGACACTTGGCCTCCTTGAGACGGCTCTTAGCGCTAACCAGCACGGTTACGTCATCACGGAAGGCAAGCTCTCTGGCCTTAACACTAGCGCTGCCACAGATGGGCAGGCTGTATGGCTTTCTGGAACAGCTGGCGGGCGTGTGTATGGCTCTCCTCCTTCCGAGCCTGCACACTCCGTCTTCCTTGGCGTAGTTACAAAGGCCAATGCCAGCACTGGCGAGATCTTCATCAAGGTCCAGAATGGCTACGAACTAGACGAGATCCACGATGTCAGCGCGGCAAGCCCGACTGCTGGCGACGTGATCCAGTGGGCTACCGATGGAACTACCTACATGTGGCGCAAGAAGAGCCTTTCTGACGCTGGGATTGCAGCCAGCAGCCACGCGCACTCAGGCGTTTATGACCCCGCTGGTACGGCTGCGTCTGCTATTACTACCCACGAAGCAGCTGCCGATCCGCACCCAACCTACCTTACAGCCACTGAAGGAAACGCGGCATATGCTGCCGCTTCTCACAACCACTCAACCTCAAATATTACTAGCGGGAACTTCGCAGCTACAATCTCTGGCGGAACAGGTGTCACCGTAACTGGCGGGACTGGCAATGCATCAACGCCAAGCATCGCAATCGGTCAGGCTGTTGCTACTAGCAGTACACCAACTTTTGCTGGGCTAACTGTAAACGGAGATATCACCGCTTCATCCATGCCACTCCGAATGGCTGCCGGGACCTATTCTACATCTCAGTCAACTGCGGCAGCAAACGGGACCCTGAGCGTTACATTGCCAGCGTCAAGGTTTTCAGTTGCCCCACTAGTCACGATTACCATTGCCTCTGCGCAGGGAGGTACGGCAAAAATTGTTCCACGTCATTCTGGCGTAACAACGTCAGCATTCCAGGCGTACTGGTACACAGGAGATGCAGCGACCACGACGTTCTCAAGCGTAACTTTCCACTACATTGCGATCCAAATGACAAGCTCAACAGCAGCAGGTTGACGTATGGAAACTAAAGATATTATCGTTACATGCCACACAGATGGGTGCGAGAATAAAGATATTCCAATTCATATCAACGTTCCCAATGACGAAAACCACCGCGTTGTTTGCGGCCCATGCACGTTAGACATTACCGACAAAAGAGACGACGACACCAAATGACTAAGAACGACGTCAGCCAGGTCCTTGAGCGCCTTGAGCGCATTGAACGCGACTTGGCGGAGATCAAGGTTGAGCTCGCGGAGACCCGCGGAGCTTATCGGTTGGCGAAGTTTGTTATCGCACTGCTAGGCGTAAGCGGACTAGGTGGTATAATTGCATGGATGAATGGGAATAGATAATGAATTTGAAGATTGTAACTCAGACAGATAGCATTGAGAAGGGCGGCTGGATGGACGACTGCGCTCCAGCGACGCTGATGGCTGCGGCCAACTTCCTTACCGGATCAACGTACACGTCAAAAGATGGGATCAAGTTCTTGGAAAAGGTTGGCAGAAAAGATGTACAGGGGCAGGGTACGCCCACGTCACTCCTACAGCTAGTGAAGGCAGCGCCACTTGTTGGCTTAAAGCCTAAGTACGCTAAGTCATGGGATGAGGTGGTTGCAGCTCTTAAGGCCGGCGCTGTCGTCGGCATTAACGTGCAGCAGGCAAAGGGCTACCCTGCAACCGTACCGATGAGCGTGTGGCACAAGAAGCATCAAAAGAGGAACCCGGGGAAGACGTACGGTCACATGACCTGCGCAGCGATGGTTGGAGGGAAGGTACAATGGGCGGACCCAACGATGACTGGCAAAGGAAAAGAGACATATGCAGTTGTGGTCTCAATTGCGGACCTGAAAGCTATTGCGGCCTCCAAAGGAGACGCACCCCACAAGCGCTGCCTAATCTTCACGGCAGCCCAGAAGAAGTCATCCGCACCTGCCCCAACTGCGGTTCTCAGCTCACAGATCGTGCCTGTAAGCTCATCTGCTCTTGTGGCTACTACGCTAGCTGCTCAGACTACCTCTAAAGAGCCCGTAAAGGTGGATTTGCGCCACCAGGAGCGTCCAAAAGACTACCCTAGTGTAAAGACGCCACCCCAGACAATAGACCCCGCATTGGCCCTTAAAGTCGCCCAGGCCATTGTCGGTAAGATTGAGGTGGCTAAAGGAGACAAGACGATGAAAGACCAGATCATTGCTGCCGGCTTGGACGCACTCCAGGCCGCCCTCTCCACCGCCATTGCGGTGTTCCTTGGGCTTGGCGTAAGCATCTTTGACCTTGATGGCGACGGCGTAAAGGCTGTCGCAGCTTCGGCGATCAGCGCAGGACTTTTGGTCCTGCAGCGATGGCTGGATGAGGACAATACTCGTTATGGACGAACTCGCTAAGGCTCCTGTACTGGCGCAGTGCGCCGCGTGCAGAAGCCCATTTGCTGAGCAGATCAACGAACGGATGCGCCGTGGCGCTCCGGATACGCAAATCTCTCAGTGGCTTAAGGATAACGATGCATACATCTCTCGCATTACGCTAGGGATGCACAAGCGAGAGCATCTTACGGACGAGTTCCAGACTGCAAAGAAGAAAGCAGTTGCAGCGTTTAAGAAACAGCAGGGCACAATTAAGGCAAAGGGAGACCTTGCACAGCTGGTGCGAGACCAAGTCATCCGGATGGTTGACGACGGATTCCTAATGCCAACGCTTGCAGAAGGTTTGCGAGCTCAGGAAATGATTGACCGTCGAGTAGAGAAGTCTGCAGACCGAGAGCTTTCGGTTACGTTGGCAGGAATTCTCGGTGGCGGCCCAGTAATCAACATGATTGAGATGGAAGCGGAGGAGATTACAGATGGCAAAGACGCCAGCTTGGACGCGTAAAGAGGGTAAGAACCCAAAGGGCGGCCTTAACGCAAAGGGTCGCGCATCATACAAGGGCGGCACTCTTAAGCCGCCAGTGAAATCAGGAGACAATCCACGTCGTGCGTCGTTCCTGGCCCGCATGGGTGGCATGCCTGGGCCGGAGCGGGACTCAAAGGGACGGCCCACGCGTCTACTCCTCAGCCTTCAGGCTTGGGGGGCTAGCAGTAAAGCAGACGCCAAGAAGAAGGCAGCTGCTATTAGCGCACGGAATAAGAGTAAGAAGTCTTGAAAGTTAATAGCGACGCAGCAAGGGACCTTGCCGCCGGCCGCAACAACCCAATCTTCTTTGCCAAGCGATGGCTTGGGATTGATCTCCACGAAGGACAGAAGCAATGGGTTGAAGGTATCGCTGCCAGAGACGAGTCTGGTTGGCGACCAAAGTACCTGACTACCGTCTGCTCTGCAGGTAACCGAGCTGGCAAGACTCTAGGGATGGCAGTGGCAGTGTTCCACAGCGCATTCTATAAGCTAGGAGTTCAGCCACCTGACGGAACGCAGAAGGACGCAATGCGTTGGCAGTCGGCTCCGTACGAGTGGTACCACGTGGGAATCCAGCAGGAGACTGCGGAACTTGTGCATCGAGAGGTGTCCATGATTCTAGAGGGTGGACACCCAGCGCAGAAGGGCCGTGGATGCCCGCTCATTGCAGAGATTGGCAAGGTTGTTGAGCACACTAAGAAGTACCGCGGAGAGTACTTGTGGCTACAGTTCCACCCTTTGGTCGGAGGAGCTAACATCCACTTCCGCACCACGCAGGACAAAGCCAAGGCGCTCCTCGGCAAAGACATGAATGGCATCTCATTTGACGAGGCAGCCTTTGAGCCGCACTTAATGCAGATCTACCAAGAGGTACTCAACCTACGGCGTCTGTCCACAGGTGGGCAGCTCCACTTCATCGGGACACCTACCGAAGGCATTAACGACTACGCAGACCTCTGGGAGATGGGCAACGCGGCAAACCCGGACCGAGATCCGCAGTTCTTTAGCTTCCGGCTCTCGACCCGCGGCAACGTAGGGTTTGGGCTGGCGCCTGACACATTTGATGCCATCCTTCGGCAGCAGGCTGAGTACCTAATCCCACAGAACATTGATGGATATTTCATTGAGGCAAGCGATGCGTACTTCAGTTCCACCTCTGTGGACTCCTGTTTTGTGGACGAATTGCCTGCAGAGCAGCCGCCAGCTGCCAGGCGGAAGTACGTTCAAGGGTGCGACCCAGGCCTCCTTAGTGATAGTACCTGGGCCATCACACTTGACAATACTGAAAAAAATGGTATAATCGGCGTTAGAGCCAGAACGAGAACAGGCAAACAAACGATTCAAGCAGTAGTGAATATGGTTCGTGAAGGACATCTTCTCTACAATCAAGATTCAACCTGTACAACGATCTTGGATGAAACAGGTTTCGGTGGTAAGATGTTCAAGCAAGAATTCAGCATCATCAAACCACTAAGGGGATATGACTTCGGCGGGACAAAGGCTAAGAAGCTTGAACTCCTGTCTGACCTAAAAGCAACAATGGATAAGAAAATGATTAGGTTCCCAAGGACGGGAATCTGGATGCAGCTTCGACGCCAGCTACTGGCATACAAGCTGGACGACAAGAAACTGGAACAGGACGCTGTTATGGCTCTGGCTGTTGCCGTAAGACATGCGCTAAGAAATCAACACAGCTATGTAGAGAATCCGGTGTTCACATATTTTGGAGGTTCTGATTAATGGCAAAGCCACAGTATAAACTGCCAGACGCCGAGCAGAAGGCTCTGTCCATGGCGTCTAGTGCGCTCATGATGAAGGACGTTGATCCAGCACATGACGAGCACTACAACATCCTCAAGGATGCGTACACAAAGAAGCAGATGCAGGAGCCTGAGCAGGCCCGACTACGATCAACATTCCGACGATACGACCACTTCTACTACCCGAATACGCTCACGCTCGGCGGTGCCGATCACTGGGCGGAGGACCCGTCAGCTCGCACTGCCGGGCGTGCTCACGTTTCTGTAAACGTACATCCAGCATATGTGAACATTCCTGCATCGCTTCAGGCAGTACCTCCAGTAATCAACTACGTACCAACGACGATGGACAAGGACGGACGAGCTCAGGCAGCCCGACGAGAGCGCTTGTACTTTGCTTGGGCAGAGGCGAACGAGATTGACGTGCGCCTTGAAGAGGCATGTCTGTACAAGAGCCTATACGGACACACCGCAGCTAAGGTTACGTGGGACCCAGTGGCGGGTCTGCCCAAGGTAACCATCATTGACACCCCAGAGAACCTGTACCTAGGGTACGGAGACTCGAACTACAACCGCATTGACTGGGCAATCTACAGCTACGGCCTTAGCCCGCAAGCTGCCATGGAAGATTTTGGTATTGAGATCGTTCCGGTGCAGCACGGAAACAAGTGGCACCCATACACCTACCAGGCAAGCCACGACGATCCGCTGGCAAACGTGTACACCAAGGAATACAACCGAGACCCAAGCCGCATCAACACGGCCTACGACAACATGAAGATCACGGTGCTTGACTACTGGTACAAGCACCCCACGAAGCCTGGCAAGCCACCACTCGTGTGCAACGCCCTTATCGTGGGCAACACGATTGTGAAGGTATCCAAGCACCCAGAGCTGGCTGGTGTCCTGCCTTACGTCACGCTACGCAACAGCATGATCCCTGGCAGCCCATACGGCAAGTCAGAGCTCTTTGACGTTGAGCAGCTTCTCCGTGAGAAGGACGAGCGCATCACGGCGCAGGCGCAGATGATCCAGTCTGTTGTCGGCGGCCAGATGTGGCAGCTCGTTGGAGGCGACGCTCCGGACGAAGTTCCGGCAAATGCAATCCCGAAGCCTGGCCGCGTTGCGACGCCTGGCCCTGGCAACGAGTTGCGAGCTATTACACCATTCATTCCTCAGTTCCAAGTTGAGGATTATAACAAGCGCATTGACCGAGAAATCGCAGTGGTAACAGGTCTTAACGACCTCCTGCTGGGACTTGCTCCGTCAAGCGTTCTTGGCTCCAGCCGAGCAATTGCGTCTCTCGTGGCAAACTACGAGCAGCGCATCGCCCCTAAGCGCAAGCTTCTGTACTCGTGGATCAAGAAGGTCTGGGAGATGTCGGCTCGTATGTGGGAGGCCAAGGACAAGGCCATCAGCGAGATCATTGGTGGCGAGTACCGACTTGAGATTACACCACCAGAGCTTACTCCACGAGATACACTTGAGCTTGCGCAGACTGCCCTCAACCTTGTTCAGGGTCGAATCTGGAGCGCAGAGCGTGCAATGGACCGTGTCGGCGTGGAAGACCCAGAGGGCGAGAAGGACGTCATCCGCGACGAGCAGACAGACGCTACACTCAACCCAGCTGCGGTTCTCACGATGGGTCAGCTCATGATGATGTTCCAGCAGCTACAGGCGCAACAGGCTCAGATGCAGCAGCAACAGGCCATGATGCAGCAGCAGATGGGCGCCCAAGGTCAGCCACAGCCTGGCCAGGGAGTTCCTCCTGGAATCCAAGAGCAACTACAGGCGCAGCAGGCATCTGCTGAGAATGCGTTCCGTCAGGTAGGCCAGCCGCAAGGCACTGAGATGATGAATGGCGGCGAGATGGGCTCAGTCCCACCTGAGATGCTGCCGGAGAACGCACAGCCAGGCGCCGAGCCACAAGAGGGCGTTGGCCAACCTGGTGACCTAGGGGCGCAGATCGCGGCTCTACGACAAAACAAGACAATCAATCGCCTAGCAAGATAACGGAGGACCATAATGGCACGACGAGGTAGGTTCGGACGTTCGGCATCAGGTTCACAGAACCTGTCGTCGCTTGTCTATTCTCTGCTAAAGGAAGAGCGCAACAACCAAGAAAGCACGATGCTGACTGCGTATAAGAACAATATGATGTCAGGAAGCGCAGCTGGTCTGTTTACCTCAGACGGTAGCACCCGTCCTGCCACTGCGGCTAACCTTGTGGAGTGGTACCGAGCTCAGGCTGCGGCAGCCGAATCGGTCGGCGACTCTGCTGGCGCTGAAAGATTCCGAACGCAAGCCGAAGAGTTCCGTATCCAATCTCTACGGGACATTGAGACCGTTCTTGATAACGCATACAAGGCAGGCAATTCGATTGACCTTTCCCTAATCGGTGGTTCTGGTTCCGCTAAGATTGACGGGGCAACCTACGAGAAGTGGATGAACACGATTCTCAGCGATTCTTCAATGACTGCATCTGACAGGGAGCGCCTGCAGAGCAAGCTCTTTACTGTTTCCTACAACTACGCTGCAGAGAACATGGTAAACGGATTCAATGAGAAGAAGTTTACTGCGAACCAACTGGTTAAGTTCTACGACGCCGAACTTGAGCGAGCTCGCAACGCTGGATTGACGCAAACAAGCCAGACGTACAGAGACATTGTCTCGGCACGCGCCGCGGCGGTTCAGCGCGCAGCAAACGATGCGCAGGCTGCACGGGTTGATACGGTTGAGAAGGGCATTCGCGACGAGACCGACGCCATGGCCGGGGCAATCCAGAGGTTGATTAAGCCGATCCTGAAGGACTATGTCTCCGCCCCAGACGTCGTAGAAGCCCTGCTCAAGGATATCGGCAAGGGCAATGGTGACGACTGGCTCACTAGGTTCTCAAATGTTGTCCAGGCTTCAGGTCTTGACTACACTCAACTATTTGATGCAGGCGCAGGGGCTAACGGACTTTCCGTTGAAGACATGCGTTCTATTGCGCAAATCTTCGGCGATCTCTCAACTGAGCTTGAAGGTCTTAAGAGGCAGGGCTATGCAGCAGAACTCGGCAAGTGGATTCCTTTTGCTGACGAAATGTCAACAAAGTACACAAATGGAGCATTTGCCGCCTCAACTCGACCATTTGTGACATCATTTAATGGTACGTACGCCAATGCAGGAGGCAGCATCGGGGTTCAGTTTTCTGGCGAGCCAGCGGCAACTAGAAGCGCTCTTCAGGAACTGACTGGAAGCATCGCTGGGGCGGGGTACGAGCAGAATGTCACTGACAGCTCAACTGTTGGACAAGTTGGCCTATTTGGTCAAGGGTTTATTACCGGGCTCATCCCAAGCAAGCCTGAGATTAAGACAGTCGGCGATCTTGTTGATTACTTGTCTAAGAACGGTGCTACTGCGGGCATGGACAAGACAGACATTGCAAATGGTATTGGCGAGTGGCTGTTTGTCATGAAGAACAACCCAAACGCAGCCACTGCAGGTGCAATCCCAAACGAACTATATAACCTAGGGATTGCAACGACTATGACCATGCTGGACAACGCTATCGGCGGAGCTGGCGGCCTAACGACGGGCGATGTTCTAAGGCTGCACATTGAGTCAACTTACATCCCTCAGTCTATTAGGGAAACTGTTGACCCTAACGGTAATCCTACCAGGGCTATGGCATACAAGATGGACCCTAAGTCCGGTGAGTTCTCCTTCAAGGTGATTCCAAGCGCTAACGTAAGCAGCAAGGACTACGTTATCTCAACTGGCGCTGATGGGGAAATCTTCTACACGCAGTCAATCCCATACAAGGGAGCTGACGGGAACAGTATCCCAATCAGGTTTGTGCCTGTCCCGGGTGGCGGAAATTACGCCGGCGGGAATGACGCGAACGACCTAATCGTTATTGACTTTACCGGAGGCTACGGGTCTCCTTACGCCTTTACCGCGGCGCAAATTGAAAGCTTCACTAGCTGGTACTCTTCGCAGCAAGGATCTACTGGCGGGGATTTCTCTGGGTTTAGGCTTGAGCCAGACGCAGCGAACCCTGGCCTAATGAACTTTACTGCTGGGGCAGATCTGCTAAGGGCGCTAACAGCAAGTGGTTTCTTCGGCGGAAGGGCCATTAATGATTGGATGAACGCTGCAAATATTAACCCAAGCGATGTTTCCGTTACGAGCATCAACGGCACCCTTATTGTCGGGGATAACTTTATTGATGATTACAGAATGGAAATCTTCACCGCAGGGGTACAGGGCACAGACGCAAGAACCGCAGTTGCTAACTGGCTGAGGACTTCTAAGGGCATTACAGATCCGGGTGGGAAAATCATTAACATGATTCTATCCGGCATGTACCTAACTGCAGAGCAGGGAGATGGCGGTCTCACCTGGAAGATCTTCAAGGATGGCCAGCAGTGGACCAACAGCACCGATAACACCCAGGATAAACTACCGCCAGCTCCTGAGGGCACAAAGCCAGACCCTAACGCAGTCGTCTCAAGCGACCCACAGTTTGGGTGGGGCGGTAATCCACAGACTCCGAAGCCTGAACCGATTGGAATGGGCGGTACGGCCGGAGTCAGGGGCACTCAGACCAGCAGGTTTATTCCCCCATCTGATCTTATGGATTACACATTTAGGAACATGGCGCCTTCGATCACTCCAGTTGAGCCAGTAACTCCACCGCCTGGAGGCGCAGCGCCGATTATCGGGCCTGGGCTTAAGCCAGACGGCCCAGAGGTAACCGCACCGGCAGTATCTCCTGGCACTGCACCAGGCGCAGGAACTCCAGCGCCAAGCATGCGCCCGTTGGCACAGCCAGGCCAGCCAATGCGCAGGGAACTTGGCCCAAATAGGACAGCAATGAGGAGCTTGTAATGGCTAAAATTGGCGGCAGCATTGTAGACCCAACGCCACCGTACGATACCAGCTCAGATAGCGGCAGAGGGATTAGGTCAAGAGAGTTAAACGTCACGCTCACTCCTGAATACGGGATTGATACTGGCAGACTACTTGATGTACCTAGCGCTCTTTCTAGCGGCGGTGATTCCAGTAACCCATTGGACTACGCAGCTTCTTTGCCGTTCCGCGGCCTAGGAGTTGCCGGTGAGGCTCTTGGCGCCGGAATCAAGGTCGGCGCTGATGTTGTCGGGGCAAGCCCAATCGGGTTTGTCGCAAGCCAAAGGATCGGCGATGGGACTGTTGGAGACGTAGTTGGGAACATTGGCAAGGTGTTCCTTGATATTCTCGCCAAGCCTGGCGAAATGGTTCAGGACTTTGGTGCAATGCTGCGAGTCAAGACCGCAAATGGCACTTTGCCGCCAGATATCCAGGCCATGGTTGACAGTGGCGCCTCAGAGGAAAGCATTATTAAATATATGCGAGAGACTGGGCGTTCTCTTGCAAACGACAGGACGGTAAACCTTGGTCTGTCCCTTCTTCTTGACCCGCTAAACCTTACACCATTTGCCCTTGGTAAGGTCAACCTGCTCAGGGGCCTTGGCAAGCTAGGAACAGTAGGCGCAGGAATTGGAATCGGTAGCGCACTCGGACCAGTCGGCGGAGTAGTTGGCGGTCTAGCTGGTTACGCTGCAGGAGGGCGCGTAGGCCAAAAGCTTGCCCAGATTGGCTGGAAAGCTGGAGCAAAGACTATTTCAAAGGAAAGCGGCCTTGAACTCAGCGCCAAAGCTAGGTCAATCCAGGCGTTTGAAGCTGCAGGACAAGCCATCCCTGCAGACCTAAACAAAGGTCAGTACCTCATTTACAACGAAATTGACAAGGCCATCTTCCGTCCTATGCGCAATGTCGCTGAAGGAGTTAAGGAAGGCCTAAAGCTAAAGACTGGCCAACTTCTCCTTAGGGCGTACAGCGCCAATGTCATTGACGACTTCCACAATGCTGCTAGCCAGGCGTTTGGCCCTGATGCTGCCAAGCTAGGTTTGCGCAGGTTCGCGATTGCAAAGACAAACTCTGTAATCCAGTCTGTGTCTCGGTCTAGGGTTGGAGAGGTCGAAGCTTCAGTGGACAACGTTGTTGAGAACCTTGACGCCGACCTAAATAAGGCGCTTCAAGACTACGTTGACGCTAGGTACAAAAACGCCCCAGACAGCACATTTGACAGGCTGACATCTTCATCAGGTGACCAGATCAGCTTCCCTGGTACGACTGATTATGTCATGACTAAGCTTGCCGACGAAGCGGGCGAGGCTGGGCTTGAAGGCAGATACGGCATGAGCCGAGAAGAAATTACCGCCTACATGCAGGACGCTGCTCCTGGATACGGCCCGCGAACAGACCCTGGAACTGGCTTGCGAATTGTTGACGAAACGACGACTCGACAGGCAGCTAAGAATCGCCTACGCAACAGGCTTCTACAGGCTCGGATGGATACAGAGCTTGCGGGGTATGATCCAGTCAAGGACGCAGTGCGAGCCGCCTCCACTAACATGGATATGATTGACAACGGCCTTCTGGATGAGATTGCCCTTGAAGTCAAGAAGGAAACAGAGTACGTAGGCATTGCTGGGCCAGTCAAGGGGGCAACGTCTCAGGCGGCAGCCAAGCGTGCGTACATGTACGCAGAGCGGCTTGCCACAGAGCTGGCTAACGCTTCATCGGATGACATCTCGCGAGTTGCAGGAAGGCAGCCAGCAACACCAGCTCAGATTCAGGCGATTGCAGAAAACTTCTTTGGCGGGGCAAGGGTTGAGGGGAATAAGCTCGTCGGGGGCAAATACTTTGACGACGCTGGTACATTGTCCTCTGCCGCTAACATTTCTCGCCAGCTATCGCAGCGGTTTGCATTTGCACGGTCCACAACTTACGGATTCAACATCAACCGAATGGGCAACGTCCGGCGCGTTCTTCACGTAGCGTCTCTTTTTGAGAAGGCGACCCTTCGCGAGAAAGACATTTACGCAAAGGAGATGAGCAAGGCACTTGGGAAGCCAGTGACTGTCCGAGAACTGGAGCAGATGCTTCCAAGGCTTAAGGAACTTGGCGACCCGTCAACGTACGCCCGCCCAACGTTTGTAAAGACAACCAGTCTTATTGACACCAAGGTAGAGCAGTGGATCGCCATGTTTGACAACCTTGGCCAAGAGGGAGGCCTAGTTGCTAGCCAGTACCCTGACGTTTCCCAATCAGTCATTGCTCAGATCAATAGGGCTATGGCCAAGGGCGGTTCAGCCTCTGCCGCTGAAGCCAAGAGGATTTGGGCGACACAGGCCGCTGGGGCATTTGAAGACGTCGCTGCGCACCACCCAGGGTACAAGTTGTCATCTGGCTCGGTATCTGCCCAGCAGGTTAAGGACTTCCTGACCGCTGCCAAGAACTCAAGCGCCACCACTGCTCGAGCAACACCTAAAGAGCTTGCTGCGATCAGGGAAGCTTGGCGTGTGCTTACTGGCAACTCAGATGAGATTGACGGCATTATTGCAGCAGCTAAGCGCGACGGGTACGAGCTTGGCATTGCGCCAGCAGACAACGTTATCCGAGAGCCTAGATTGATTGCTACTGTTGAGAAGCAGGGTCTTGCTGTGCCAGAAGTGGCCACGATTGACCGTCCGTTTATTGATATCACCTCAGAATTTGTTGACGGATTGCCAGACTTTGCTAACCGTCAATCGTACAAGGTTGGCGGTATTCGCGGGGCAATCCAGTCAATGCTGGCGCCAGTTCCGCAATCTCTGGTATCGTCATCTGCTGCCCAGAGGCTGCAACTTCTCCTACGAAACAGGTTCACGGTTGACGAGATTGATGAGTTTAACCGAAGAATTGTGACTAGGTCTGTTGAGAGCCGCGTAGGCACTAGGGGCCTGTCGCAAGACACTCTTGAGGATATCATGGGCGGCATTCTTCAGGAGAAGACAGGCGCAGCTTCTGTGAAGGCTGCATGGACAGAGCGTATCCAGGCCCTTGAGAAAGCCGGTATTAAGCGTCCAGACATTCAGGGTGACGTAATCAAGGCCTTCAAGGGTGAGTACGATATTTCTGGGTATTCTCAGTGGATCAGCGGGTCCATGAAGACCGCTCCAGGTATCGGGAAATTCTTGGCTCAAGTCTCGGAGAATCTATACCCTACGCTAAAGTATAAAGTAAACCCAATGTTCTTTGCGCAGGAGTTGGTTGAGTCTCCATTCTACGCAGAGTTGCGAGGAATGAACCGGGCAGACATGGAGGCTAAGCTAAAGGCCGCCAATATTGACCCGCGAGAGATTCGCCAGATGTTTGGAGAGCGAGCTGCTGCCCAGGCTATGCAGCTACACGAGCAGGCGTTCTTCTCGTTCACTGCAAGATCCCGAGGGGCGGCTGACTCGGCCCTAAAGGAAGGGCTTACAGTCAGGAACATTATCTCAGAAGATGGTATAATTGCAAAGGGATGGGACTTTACCGCAAACTTTAAGGAGCAATACCGAGACCTGATGGCGGCTGCCGATCTGGCTCCCAAGTTCCAGCAGTTTGTGCAGAAGAATATGCCACACGAGTACACGGCCCTTCATGCAAAGTACGGCCCAGACGCCTTTGACCAGCTGGTTGGGTGGGCAACAGACTACAAGCGCATGCAGAATGCAAAGTTTGGTGGATCTGCAGTAAACACGATGAAGGCTCCAGGATTTGGCTTTGCCGTGAACCCATCTGCCACACAGTTGGCTGTTATTCTGAATGACGTCAGGGATGTCCTTCCGATGCACACTGCGGATAAGTTTGGAGCACTTGTTCAGGGCGGAGCTCGACCACGCATCATCACAAGCACATTCCGTGCCAAGTTCATCAACGCAGCACAAGATGCTGGGTATGACGTGTCTTCAGCCCGTACGGCACTTGACCAACTTGACAACATTGCTCAGAGGTACGCACTTGAGCTCAATCGCGTTGGGCCGAACCTAGACTTCCTTCGCAAGGAGTATGATAGTGCCCTAAACACATTTGGAGTTGAGATGCGAGGTCTCACTGCGCAGCTGCAGCTAGCCGACGTTCAGAAGGTTATCGTGCAGGAGCTGATGGACGCGTATATCCCAGGGTTCTCATCAACTCCAGACGCCAGCAAGATTGTTGAGGCCATTGCAAACGCAAGAAAGTACGGAGCAAAGTTTGCTACGATGGGCAACCTAATTGAGCAAATCCGACTTGACTCTGGAGACATCTCAACCCTTGGAGCAGGCGCTCGCGAAACGATCCGAGAGACAGTAAAGCGATACGCAAACTTTGGTGGTGAACGCGGACAAGTTGTACGATCCACGCAAGACATTCTCACCGACACAACTAGCAACTTGCTTAGGGACCACGCCGGAGAACAGGCTATGTTTGAAGCAGCAAAGTGGTCATACGCCAAATCTGTTGATGAGATGAACAACGTAAACTACTTCAAAAGCAACCGGTCGTGGTTTGAGCGGAGCATCAATCATCCGTTCCTTGGCCTGTACCCGTTCTCGTACATGTTCGGAAAGGCTCTCCCAGAGCTTGCTCGGTTCATGTTCTACAAGCCGTTCGGCATGACCGCGCCCGGCGCTGGCTACGTCGCATATCGCAAGATCTCTGAGTATCTTTCTTACAACGGGTTGCCACCCGGGTGGGAAGTTACACAGGAGAAGCCAGACTGGCAGTTCCTCCTAACGCAGTTAATCCCT